CCCTCTCTGTTGACCACATCATACTGGTCGATATAGTTTCCATACATCAATCTATTGCCCTGAATCGTTTGAGCTTTAGCTCTTCGTGGGACATTATCGTACAACCTAAGAAGCTCATCCGATCCTAATAGTGTAAGGATTTTACTGTTGCTAAACTGTTCCTGCTCAAAAGAGTCATTAGGTAAACCCAGCTCAGCTTTATTATAGTTCTTAATAATAAAAATATTGTTACTGGCGGTATCTTTATATAAGAGCTGTATCTCTTTTACCCTTTCAGATCCTGTAGAGAACCAAACGTTAGCAGCATTAAACCTATTTATCATGCCGACGTTTTTAAACGTCTCTTGGCTAAAAGCAAAGTCTTTAGGCTCAAAGGCTGGGTTAGTAAACAAAGAGGTAGCGCTGTACCCTCCGTCTAAATATCTATAGCGGTACGCAAAGCGTAAGAACCGCATCTCCATATAGTCTCCCTGACCTATGTTCACAAGCTCTACGTGTGGAGCTCTAAGAGGTTGGGTGCCCGTAGTAGGATTTACATCCTCAAAACCAGGGGGTTTAACAATAACGCTGATATCTTCCTCTTCAATACCGTCACTCAAACCTGTTGGTACAGGGTAGTTTCTGGTTACGTTAATATATCTCGGAGGGTTAAGGTCATCGGTAAAGAATAAGAGATTCTCAATTTTATTTACCGCGTTGATAAGGTATGTCGGATTAAAGTTAAGGACCTCTGTACTGACAACATGATATAATAATGTATTGGTGTTAGTGTTATATGATAGTATCATATCTACCTCCACTTGCCCTGTTGCAGGGTCACCTGGATCGTAAACAAACCAATATATAGTTTCCGCCATACCATCTTCAAAAGCGCCTATACACCGCGCGTTAGCCGATAGAGGATTTCCGTTGTACTCAATATTAGGGGTAAGGTTGGTGTTACCCTTAGAGTTTTCTACCGCACCTATCTCAGTGCCTTCAGTAGATCCCAAGCGTACATTTAATGCATCTACATATTCGCCTACAGGAACTAAGCGTTCGTCGACGCTTTTGTTCATTTTACCAGCAATAAAATTAGTTTGTATCAGCATATTACTTTATCCATTTAGCCTGTCCCCTCATATTCATAAGGAGTCTACCAGGGTGCATGTTACTTAATCTAAGTTTAGCGTTACGAAGTAAAGACGATTTGTCTTTCCGCGCTCTATTAATAATGTACTCCTGCGCCGACAGTCTATTGTTTAAAATAGAATACTTAATGGCTGCATAGATATAATCTTCAAATAATTTATTCACACTTACCTTAGAGTCTTTCCCTTTCTCCATCCCGTCAGAGATATATTCTAATACCACTGACTCCGCGGCCATGCCTGAGCTAAAGTTTATTACTCCCGCTCTTTTATTAATATTAAAAGTAGGGTTACTATTAGCCGTCTCAGTATTTAAACCAAACCTTGCTCCTATCTGATAATCGAAATACCAAGCACCCTCATATAGATAACCCATAGCCCCATTGTATGGACTGCCTGCGTTTAAGTATATGCTTTTTTTCTGCCCTGTAATTCTATCTAAGTCTAACTGAGAGTCATTGGGTTTAAGAACGTCCCCATACGCGTCGAATAAAACCCTGTACTCATTGTCTTGAAGGTAAGCTCCACTCCAGTTGGTTTGGATATTTTCCGTGAGAGGCATAAGGACGCCGTTCTTGTACAAAGAAATCCTTACCCAATTGACATAGTCAGGAGGTAAAACAAAACGCAACTGATCGTTTACTTGTAGCTGAAGGATTTTTATTTCCTTCATAGCGTCATAGTTTAATTCTTGTATAGCTCTCTTAGCAAAGAATAGAACTTGATACCTACTGATGTTATTTATAAGCTCATTGTTCCCCTGATACATCAACATAAAGTTGTTGACAATATCGTCTAATGTGACATATTGATACGACCCCCAGTTCTCATCTTGTGGAGAGACTTGGTTGTTTTCGTAGTATTCGTAATCTGTTATATACGCCATAATCTTTAGCTTGTTTCTTGAGTATCTACCTGTTCTTCAGTTTGACCAAACTGTACTACTTCCGCTTCCCTTATTTCTATACCCACATACTGGCATATCTTCGCCACTAAAGAAGGCTCGTCAGAAGACGGTAATTCAAACTCTTGGAAGTCACTCTGAGATTGATCGAATAGAGGTTCTCCACCTACCAATGAAGCGAAAGTCCAATTAGGATTACGAGGGTAGCGGATGTATTGAGCCTTAACATCGCACGGCCCCATCCCATCTCCTATAGTAAAAGGATCATTAAGACCATCCCATATGGTAGGGTATACAGATATTAAATTCCCATCTAAAACATAGCATGGGTACTGTGGTGTAGGGTAAGTGAGGTTGCTGCTGGTAAGATTGAATATCTTCCTTTGGCTTACCCTCTCTACCTCTACAATATTATTAGCGTCATATATAGCATATCCTTCTCCTCCCGCACCTGCAGGGTCTACAAATAAAGAAGCAGAGCACACTATACTCGATCCAGCGGGCGACGCTGTATTAGAAATGTTCTGCACCCACCCCTGCAATCCAGGAGCCCCTGTAGCGGGATATGGAGCAGCGCCTGTAGCGCTCGTGTTTATCACGATATCTCCTGGCTGTACACCTGTAGTAAAGAAATCTCGAGAGCTGTCTATAAGGAGGGTGGAGCCCAGAATAGAATTGGAAGTGGTTCCACTTACTCTACGCTTAGGATATCTATAAAGTTTATTTATAAGATAGTAATCGTCTGGTAATGAATACACTGCAGACCCTGATAAACCAGAGGGTACATTAGGTACGGCTACAGGGTTTAGCTGAGCTAAGAACGCCTGCACAGAGAAGGAGTCTATAACCTCTTCTATATTTTTTATTATATCTGCATAACCTGTACCCGAAGATCGTGCGTTCTCTCTATTTATCCAGTTGTTGTACTGATAAAAGTAATCCTCAAACATATCCATCTGCGCCTGTTTAGCGTAGAGGTTGAAATCTTGGGGTGAGATATATCCGTAGTTATTTTTGTTAGCTATAGCCAACACCGTATTTCGCACCGCATTTATTGAAGCTGGCATAGTGTAAAATTATTTTTACAAAGATAGCACAAAAAAAAAGGGCCCCATTTTTTGGAGCCCCTTTCTAATAGTGTGTGTTAACCTTTAGCTTATAGCAATAGAAGCTATAGCCAGAGGAGGTGTTAATAAAGGCCCCGTGCCGGTATATCCGGTAGAGAGAAGTTTTCTTATCTCCTCCACCAACCAGTTTTGAAGAACGTGACCTGAATCATCCTCTACTGTAGTAAGAGTTACAAAATCATGGGACTGAAAAGTAGAGTACTTTAAATGAGTCACAGTAAGACTCTGCTTATCCACCACCTTAATATTAGTGACGTCAATTAGCACTGGAGCAAGATTCGCTGCTGCATCGCCAATGGGGAGGTATAGAAATTTATACATGATCTTTAATCTATAATTATATTCGTAATGGGTTTAGGAAGAAGGCTCGTTATATTCACTACAGGAGTGCTCCATCTTCCTTTAGCAACGTCTATAACAATCTTTCTTAAAGCGTCAACCATGCTCCCAACCTCTTCATCAGCATTTGCATCAGCAGCGTGATCAAGCTTAATTTGATTTAAGTCTTGATATGCATTGCTATAAACAAATCGAACCTGAGTGGTGCTAAAAGCATCTATGAAAATAAGGTCCTTAAGAGGAGCTATCATATTCCCGTTAGCCGCTGTATCTACTTGTAAAAATTTTACCATGATTCAGGAATTAAGAGTAAGTAAAAGTAGCTATCCACTGTATACCCTGTGTTCCGTCAGACGGAACGTAAGGCATCGTAATAGAAGCGTACTTCCAGCTATCTTGCATAACCATTTCTGCAGACTTCTTAAACTGCGTAGAGAATACATCTTTTGCAGAAGAAGGAGCGTCTCCTAAATCCATCGCCAGCTTTTGACTTGTTGATCCTCTTTTGTAGTGAACAGTAGTTTGACCATTAGAAGCGTTACCTCTAATTAGTGTAGCGTTATCTACTCTTACTTTGTAGTTACCGCCTTCAGCTCTGTCTGTTAAAAGGAAAAAATCATCTCCTACTATACAAGCTCCTGGAGTGTCTAACTTTATTTTAGTGCTACTCACTACTTCGGTAACTCTGTAGTTTAAGTTAGTAGTAGTGTTACACCATACATCATCTACCTGAACGCCTGAAGGACGATTAAGCTGGATAAAGCCACCACCACTAAGGTCACAATCGTATACATTAGCTGCAGCTACAATAGTATAGGCAGTTCCTGAAGCTGACAAACCTGTCACTCCAGTATTACCTCTACCTGAAATAGATAAAACAGAGTCACTGTCTACTGCGGTAACAATAGAAAAGGATCTAACCGGAAAACCGCTAATCCCTGTAGTAACAAATACATAGTCACCCACCACTACATTCGCAGTGAAGTTTGGGGTACCACCCGTATCGGTAAGCTTACCGTCTGCGGCAGCTGTAGTTGTACTACTATTTGTAAATACCACTTTTGCCGGCCCTGTTGCAGTAGAGCCAGCTAAAATAGGAACTTGAACGTCAACGTATTTAGTCATAATTATACAACGGCTATAGCAGAAACTGCTGTCGGTGGAACATAGTCTGCAACTACATTAGTCCACGACGTAGCAAGAGCCGCTGTCATAGCGCTTTGCAAAGAGTCTCTAAATTCATTGCCTGTTACAGCAGCATGAGTAGGCGTTACTTTATTACCACTGTTATAAGTAATAGTTGTAGCAGTTGTTGGATTAGATCCAGCGGCATCACCAATTTGTATAGCTATTACATCTGAAACACTTACTAAGAAGTTTGTTTCGCCTGTAACAGGTACTGAGATAAATTTGTCCATTGTAAAAAAATTAATGGGTTAATAAAAAACAAAGATACAACAAAAAAGGGAGCCCGTTTGAGCCCCCTCTTAAGTTTGATTTACTTCTTCCTTCTATCTGGAATTAAGTATCCTATAAGGTTATCTATCCAACCGAATACTTGGTTGTCTTTTTCTGTAGGAGTAAGGTTTACTACTACTTTTGCCAGGGCCATTACTGCGATTAGCAATTCTGCCCAAAATTCTACGATAAAATCTATCATGGTTTTGTTTATTTATTTAGTAACTTAGAAAGTCCTTGGTATATCTCTATGCCTTCGTCCGTCTTTAAGTAAGACCCCACTACGTGGTAAGGGTCTTCTCCGAAAGGAACGGTAAGCATTTTCTTTTTATTTCCTTTAAGGTTGAAGTATACATCCTTCTTATTGTTTCGTAAAGATAAGAGCTTTTCATCAAAGAATTGTCTTACCTCATCATCGAACTCTAAATCAGGATCGTTTACTACCTCCATAAAGTCGTAAGGATGATGTTTAGCATATAAAAGAATATCCCTCTTAAGTTCTGCAGAGCTATATCTTTCTATATTTCCTCCTATAAGAATCCTACTTACAGAAAGTAATTTCTCAAACGTAAGATCTTTAGCAATAATTTGCGCTTCTATCTCCATCTCTAATGAAGTAACATCTTGTGAAGCATCTTTCTCATTATCGACTTCTTCAAAGACTCTATCTCTACCTGGGTGGTAGTATAAAAACTTTTGAAGAACTTGGTTGGCTTTTTCTACCATCAACATACCGTCTTCAAAAACGATAGGTTCTAAAATAGCATTACCATCTTGTTCATCTACGAAGGGAGACTTTTGATTTCGTGCATAACGAAGGGGGCGGTTAACACCTGTTTCCTCGTCGAAATAAAGCAAGGGAGATCTACTTGTGTTGTGCGAAGACAACATATAGTTTAATGGCGCTTTGTCATTTTTTAATCTGTACGCCTTAGACGTAAAAACTGTTTTCTTTTTCATTTTATTAAAATTTAATTCAAGTTAAAAAAATAGGGGAGGAGGGATTCCCCTCCCCCATTTCCATCATTTTATGTTATGCGTTCTGGAATAAGAAGAAGTTGTTTGCACCTAAAGTACATACACATCTCTCACTCAAGAAGTTAACCTCCATAGCATCTAAAGAAGATGTTCTCGCTCCACCAGCAGAACCAGTGATCCAAGTCTTGTATCTTCTATCTTCAGTTTCTGAAGCTCTGTATCTAACGTGTAGGAATGGACGCTTAGCGTTCTTACCTAAGATTTGGTCATATACAGTAGTAGAACCAGCAGGGACTAATAGTCCGTTGATAGCGCCACCTACTAAACCACCTCTCATAGTAGCATCGTTAAGGTATTTCCAGTCAGACTTGTAGAAGTCATATCCTCTACGGAAGCCAGTGAAACCTAAGTTTAGAGCCATATCCTCGTCGTTATCGAAGAGTCCGTATGAAGTACCACCCGCTCCGTAAGAGTTTTGAGCAGCCAACATATCGTCCATATCGAAAGAGAACTGACGGTTTAGGAAAAGAACATTCTCTTCAATAGAACCTTGCTTATCTAATCTCTGAATAATAGAATCGAAGTCAGCTAACGCAACTGGGTTACCCCCACCGTATACGTTACCTCTCTCTCCTACTACATAGAATACACCTTGAGATCCACCCTGAGAGTCCGTTCCTGCAGCGTTTCCGAAATGGACAGCAGCACCAGAAGTTGAAGCCGCTGGTACAGCTTCTACCATAGCAGTCTCCAAGTAGTCTTCGAAACGAAGTCTTGTATCGTGCTCTGACTTTAAGTACCATAGGTATCCGTTAGCTCCATCTTCAGAAGTAATTTCGATCCATCCGATCTGAGCCATATCAGAACCAGATACTTCGTACTTGTCCTTAATGATAATAGGCTTGTTCTCGAAGATGAAATCGTCAGACTCTAAAGAGTTTTCCATTCCAGCAGTTCCTTTCTTAAACTCAGAACCGTAGATCCAAACAGTTAATGTAGATGGAGTAGCTGGGACTACAGATAGAGCTTCGTAGAAAGATACATTAATAGTACCTAACGCGTAGTCTACGTCAGTAACAACAGCTTTGTTGCTTAGGTTAGATCCAGCAGTATTGTCCGAGATCATAATTGTCTGCCCTTTTCTTACCGCAATACCGCCTTGTCCAGCAGTAGTAGTACCTCCACCTGGTATAGTTGGAGTAAGGTCATCACCTACAGTTAACACTCCAGTCGTCGCGTTTGTTGCGTCAAGAGTGACATTAGTGTATTTAATATGAAGTCTTCCTTGCTCTGCCCACTTAATCATGTCAGAGTTAGAAGGCATTTCCGCTCCCACCATTCTTAAGAATGAAGAGATCGATCTATTACCGTAACGCTCAAATTCCTTTTCGTAAGTATCAGGAAGATACTGATTCATGAAATCGAAGTCCGTAATATAGTTTGAGGCCAGTGCTACTCGTTCCGCTGAAGGAATCAAGTTAAATCCTGGCGTTGCATTTACAGCCATTTTTTCTAATTTTTAATTTTTAAACTTTTTTTATACTTCTAATTTTGAGTCCTTTTCCACTCGAAGTATCGCCAACCTGTCTGATCTTAAGACCATTCTTGTTAAACGATTGAGGGGCTTGGCGCACCATATCGATGTTCTTTGATTTTTTAGATACATCATCTATGGCTTCCGCTTTACCTTGCTCATAAAAAAACTGGGCGAACTTATCAGGATTCATCGCTATAGACATAGCTCTGTGGTATCCCTCTGCGTCTTTCATCATCCCGCTGTCAGCATCTAAATAAGGTTTTACAAAATTATTTACATCCTTCTGCTTATTGAACAACTCTTTACCATCGCCTGGTTTAAAGGTATACTGCTTCTCGTTTACGTTGAAATTAAAACCTTTAAAATCATCGTTGAGCACCTCATTGCTCTTGTCGACAAACCAGTCGTACCTCTTTTTCATTTGCTCCTCTCGAGTAGTTGATTCCTCAACATAACTCTTATAGCGATTAAACTCTTCCGTTTGCTCCTCCGAACTGAAACCCCCACTTGACTCAAGAGGGATCTTGTACTGTTCTTGTTGCTCCTTGAAAAATTTCTTCGCTTTTACAAGTTCTCTTTTATGCGCTAACTTTTTCTTCTTAATATCCTTTTCCTCATCCAGGTCTTCGTCGTATCCAAACTTATCTTCTATGATATCTTGAATATCGATTTCATCCAACCCTTCCTCGGTTTGAGAATAGTAGTTAGCTATTACGGTATCTCCATCCATGTCTTCGTAATTCTTTTGCAGTTTTACGTAGTCATCGAATCCTCTACCGGTTTCTTTTTTATATTTAAAGAACGCTGAAACATCCTCTGGCAATTCCTCGTTTGCTTCTGTCTGTGCAAACAACTCATCGACAGAGTTTATTTCTTTATCGTATCTGCTCTTGATATACTCAAGAACGTCTTCGTCTTTTAATCCAACTCCTTCCTGTGTCTCTGGCTCTGGCTGCGCACCTTCTGCCTCTGCAGTGGTGTCCACCTTTTCCACATCTTCAACACTTTCAGTAGCGGTAAATTGCTCCTCATGTTTTTGAAGTAGTTCCTCTTCAACTTGTGCTTTAGACTTTTGTTCTACTTCCGAAACTTCTTTAACAACAAATTTTTCGTTATCCATTTGATTTAATTTTTACAAAGTTAGTGTATATATTCCTAATAACTTTAGCGTGGGTTAAACTCCGAAAAGTCAAACCCATCTAAGCTATCTTCATTCGATTCAAAGTTGATAGGCGCAGTATTATTCTTGCGCTGCTGTATCAATTTAGACTGCTCCGTATTCGCCTGGCTTATACGCTCAGACTTACCTACCTCACGAGATTCTTCTCGGGCGTCTATCTGTGACTGCTCTACGCCTTTAAGCTGCATCTGATATTGGAACTCTACCGCCATAAGCTGTTGCTTAAGGGCCGCTTCATTCTTCATCTTCTCTATAGACATAGCCGCTTCCGCTTGTTGTAGCTGCATCTTAGCTTGCGTCTCCATCTGCTGCTTTTGCATAGCCGCCTGTGCCGCCATCTGTTGTGACTGCTGGTTAACTTGAGCTTGCATCTGTTGCTTCTGAGCTTCCATCTGCTGCATCTGCTCTTGCTTCTGCTTACGCTTAACTTTAAGTAATTGGTTAGCGAGCTTTAAATTTCTTATCTGCCTAATATCTATAGCGTCTTCTAAGCTTATATCTTTTTGAGAAAGAGCCATCTGTATATTAGCCTCAAGCTGTGCCTTCTGCTCTTCGTCAGGAGACATCTCAATAAAGATCCCAAAGTCATAGATGTATAAGTTCTTAATCTCCTCTAAGATACCAAGGTTGTATTTCCCTATCTGCATAGCAAACTCATCACGGAACTCCGCATACTCTAAAACGTCTGCCGCACGAAGAGATAAAGCCTCCGCTAAAGTCTTTGTAATAAATAGACTTGCTTGAAGGATATGGCGCGTAGCGGTATTGGAATTTAAAGCAGCTAATTTCTGTACCCCTACTAAAGAGTTAGGGTCAGGGGTGCTTCCATCTCTCGCTTCGTTAAGTCCCGTTACCGCGCGGATCATATCTAAATAGTGGTTATAGTTTCCTATAAGCATCTGCATCTTAGAAGCTCCGCTATTAGAGGTTAGTTGAGTAATAGGAACCTTAGCGTTATTAAACTCTCCATCCTGAGTATAGCTTCTACCTATTACACTACCCGTTTGGAAGTAAAGGCGTAAAGCATCTTCAGGGTTATAAGCATTTCCCGTTCCTAAGTCCACCTCATTCAAACCATCCGCGTCTATAAATACTCCGTCAGGAACTACGCGGGCTACTACCTGCTGGATTTTAAGGTGACTCATTTGAATAAGGTCGGCGAAAGGAATCATCCTACGTACCAAAGATTCTAATACACCTTTGTACATACGTGGAGCGCAGGCTACATAGTTAGACATAGCAAACTGATTTGCTGAGTTAGGTCTAACCATATTCTTCATCATATCCCACTTTAGGATAATGTTAGTTCCCATAACCATGACACCCTCATACCATACATCAATACGCTTCTCTACCCTTTCAAACTTCCCCTCTTCCATCATCTCATCGGGAGGGTTAAACTGATCGTCCTTCTCTACCGTTTTAAAACTCCCGTCCTTCATCTCCTTCTTCTTATATACAAAACTGTTTGTCGTCTTATAATTAAAGTATAGGAGGGTGCATGTGTCTCGAGCGAACATACTGTTCTCATACATAGCGGCTACGTTATAGTAGTCGTACCACGATTGGCTGTACTGAGATATCTCTTCTAAATCTTTTTCAGTAAGATCGGGGTTGATCTTTAAAACCTCTGTAATAGGAATTGTCTTAAGCTCTCCCCAATAGAAGCAGTCTTTAAAGTACGGATCTTCGGTATAGCTATACACCACATTGGCTGGGTCTACATACTCTACCCTTACCCCGTCCCCTTCCTGGAAAACATGCTTTGCTATACCGAGCCCTAAAGTAGTTATATCATAGTCTACTCTTTTGCGAGTGTCATTATAATGACTCTCTTCAAGCATAGTGTTTATAGCAACTTCATTAGCTATCTCTACAGAAGGCTTGTAGTTAAGTTGCATATATAGCTCCATCTCTTGGTCGTTCTCAGGAAGCTGTCCCGGATCTACCGTAAAGGGATCTACATCGAAATCTTTTCTTATCTGCATAAATAGCTTCTTAGCGATCATATCGCCTTGAACTAAGTTTTGAAACTCGTTACGCTTCTCTGCAGACAGAGCGTCTTGAGCATAGCACTTCACATCGAACAGCCTATCGGACATACCGTTTACTACGATGTCTACAAACTTAGGTATAATAGGTACAGGGGTCCAGTCTAAATTAAGGTAAGATAAATCTCCATCTATAGCCAACTCGTTTTTATACTTAGCCACAGATTGTTCTCCGCGAGCATAAAGTCTTAGCTTATGAAACTCTTGGAACTGACTATAAAACCTACAGGATAATCCATCCCTCCTGAACCATTCATACTGTATTGCTTGACCTACCTGCAACCCAAATTCTTTTGTTGCTTTCTCAGAGTCAGAAACAAACTGGTTCGGGAAGGTAGCAGACTTAATATCTATCTGGAGTCCCTTCATCTAATTAATTGACTTGTTGTACTACTATTAT